AAGAGTAAGAGTAAGAGTAAGAGTAAGAGTAAGAGTAAGAGTAAGAGTATAAAAGAGACTCTATCAGAGAAAAGCTCAGTCGAAATCATGCCTATTGTCGGAGAAGTCCTTCCTGAAGACGAAAAGATGTTTCTTGAGTTCTGGGCTGCTTACCCGAAAAAAGTGGATAAGAAGGGCTCGGAGAGAGCTTTCAAGAATATTAAGAAACTCAAGTCTGTTTTTCCCGAAATAATGTCAGCTCTTGAGGTCCAGAAACAGTCTGAACAATGGAGCAAGAATAACGGCCAATTCATACCGAATCCGACCACATATATCCATCAGGAACGATGGACCACTGTAACGGAGACGGATGAGATCCAGACGAAGATCAACGAGACCGTGAAACAGAATTTTGAGTCATTCTTGCTATGAAAAGGGGGCAAACATGCTATCAGTCGAGTCATTTATAACCGGAATGGACGCGCTGAAGAAGTGTTATATAGGCTGGCAATTCGATACTAAAGACGAAATCCAGGTAAAACTCTGGTATTCAGCTTTCAAAAACACGTCAGACGATCAGTTCCATTCGATCATCAAGGAATACATCGCGCACAACGATTATCCGCCTAAGTGCATCAAGAACCTCACGGACATTCTCGTGGACAAAATATGCGAACAGGCCAAGATTCCGCCCGAAAAAGCACTGCATTTCGTCAGAAATGTGATCAGCGACTGCGGTGGCTGGGAATATGAAGGCCGGGAGGAGATCTATGAAAAGCTAAAAGATTATCCTGCACTTTACAAGACCGTGAAAGAGTTTGAAGCCACGATCAGGACGATGCAGGCTAACGATACCTTTACAGCTGACAGATTCAGAAAAGCCTATGAGCAGAAGCTGAGAGACAGCGCGACGATGAGGGTTGACACGCTTCTCGGTCTGAACATCCCGGATAATTCCAGAATTTTAGGCGCAGCTGCTCTGCCTTATGAAACTTAGGAGGCGAACATGAGACCAATAGAAGAAATACTTTCAGACAGTAAGCATGTCTATTCTTATCCGATCGAGATCAGTGACGACGGAATGAGGGGCTATTTGCTCATTCAAAGAACTGAGATGACTTTCGTGGCTTCATGGGGAGGAGACCGGGAACACGTTTCAGTTGCTCCGGTCAAGAGGAAGATCCTTCCGACCTGGGAACAGATGTGTATCGTCAAGGATGTGTTCTTCAAAGAAGACGAGGCAGTCATCCAGATCCATCCGCCGAGAGCTGACTATGTCAACATGTTGACCAACTGTCTGCACCTGTGGAGACCGATAAGCAAGCAGCTGGTCCTTCCGCCGACATTTATGGTCGGTTATCGCGAGGGCCAGACGGGAGCAGAGCTCGTCAAAGAGATCGATGAATATTATGCAGCCCTCGAAAAGGAGAACAAGAATGAAAAATGAATTCTATCTGCACTTTGAGGACGGTATGCCGAAAGGTACAGCTCAAGAAAAAGGGGAGCGGATCGCGTACCGGTTTGAAGGAGGAAGGAAGATCCCTTATATCGATCACTATCGAAAGCCTAAAGTCCAGACAACGAGGAACCAGCTGACGCTCATGATGAAGAAGTACAGACCGAAGCAGCCCTCCGACCGTCCGATCAGGCTCGTGGTCTGCCTCTACTTCAATATTTCAAAGCCGAAAAAGCTCTGGGGCAAGTACAAGACCACAAGACCGGATTGTGATAACTACGTGAAAGAGATCAAGGATGTCATGACAGATCTGAAGTTCTGGAATGACGATGCGCAGGTCGTAGATCTCCGAGTCATTAAGAGATATTCGGAGAAGGCGACGATTTACATTCGTTTGGAGGAGTTAAACGATGAATGAACAGAAAATCAGTTTTATACAGAGAAAGATGCTTCATCCGCATCCTGAGAACCCGAGAAAGGATCTCGGAGACCTGGAAGAGCTCAGAGAGTCCATCAGAGAGAACGGCATCATGCAGAATCTGACTGTCGTTCCTGACTCTGATGGTGACGGTTACATGATCCTCATAGGTCACAGGCGCTTCGCAGCCTCGGAGGGAATCGTTGACGAGCTGCCGTGTGTTATTGCTGATCATCTTACAAAGCGCGAGCAGGTCGGCATCATGTTGGCCGAAAACATGCAGCGCTCGGATCTGACCTTCATAGAACAGGCTCACGGATTCCAGCTCATGATGGACTTAGGCGATACAGTCGAGTCTATTTCCAAGAAGACGGGATTTTCGAAGCAGACCATTAAGCACAGACTTGAGATCAGCAAGCTCGACCAGAGCGCTATCGAAGAAGCTCAGAAGAACTTCCAGCTGTCTATCAGCGACTTCATCGAACTTGAGAAGGTTAAGGACCTGGAAGAAAGAAACAAGATCCTCGAAATAGTAACGAACTCGGAGGAACTCAAGTCAGAGATCGAATACTACCTCAGAGACCAGAGATGCGAAGAGAACAAAAAGAAGTATGTCGAGCTCTTTAATGAACTCGGATGGAAGGAAGCATCTGATAGATGGTTCAACTTCGGAAATACTAAGTGGGAACACGTTTCCGGTCTTGGCTATATCAGCTTCGAAGAGTTTAAGCCTGACACGATCAAAGAAGCAGCCAAGAAGCTCAAGGGTGAGATCTACTACTCAAACCTCGAAAACTCAAATTCGGTCAATTTTGCTCGAAAAATCTCCAAAAAAGACGAAAAACCGAAGAAAAAGACAAAAACCGAACTCCGTGAAGAGGAAATGAAGAAGAAACAGTCTCAGCTCGAGGCTGCTCGGAGGGATATATGCGACGAGTATCTGAACTGCATCATAGCTATTCCGGAAGAAAAGCTCGATGACGTTTACTCCGTCAAGTACCTGGTCGTCTCAAGAATCTGGGACCAGCTTGAGAAACTTGAAGCCTATATCACAGACTTCGATCATATCTACGGCGTCAAGTCGCACAGGAAGGACTGGACTCTGCTCCAGGAGACATATAAGGACTTCGATCTTCTTCAGCGCATGATGCTCAACATGTGGAAAGCTCTCGCATCTGATTATCAGAACAAATATGTCGATTATAAGCACGCAAAGAACGAGAAGGTTCTCGATGCTCACCAGGAGCTCTATGACATTCTCAGGAAGTTCGGCTTCAGATTAGATCCGGAGATGGAAGCTGTCATCGATGGAACCTCCGAGCTCTATCTGATCGACGGGAAGGAGGTCACAAGATGATCAACCTTGTAAACAAGGAAGAACTCTTCAAGAATCACGTGGCAAAGTTTACCGATTACGGAAACATCAAGATCTTAGACTTCCAGAGACCGGGAAGCAGCGAATACAGGATTAGATTCATGTTCGAGGAAGACTTTTACCGTCTCCATATATCTGGCGATCTCGGTGAGCTCACAGCTTGCAACTACGTAAATATGACATACGAGGGCATGAAGGACTTCGTGAATAACCCGTACTACTTCGAAGAAAAGATCAGATCTCACGAGAGACCGATCTATGTATACGACAAGGACAAAGCTCGTAAAGACATCAAAGAGATGTTTGAAGAAGACGAGTTTGACCTACCATCAAAATATTACATCGGAACTGATGACGATGCTGAAGCCTTTGAAGATTTTATTGATAACGTTCTGGAAGATTTTGATGATGACAAAGGAATTAGCCCGGAAGGTTATCGTGCTTTGAGCGAGATCGACAATAATGCCTGGGAATATGCTTCAAGGATCGGAAAAGAAAGAACGGGAATCATCGAGCTCTACATGCTGGCCTTCAGGCTCGCTCAGGAAGACCTCAAGAGACAGGAATCGGAGGTACAGCATGACAGTTTATAAGATGCTCACTCCGAAGCTCAGAGGAGAGATCAACGAAGGAATCGACCAGCTGCTTGATGAGGTTAAGACTTGCGAGAAGAACACACTGACTCGGATGCAGTTCGAAAGCCTCTCAGCTCTGAAGACTCTGATCGGTCAGCTCCCGGATGGGTACCCGATGCCGATGAAGGAGGGACACTCATGAAGATTACAAACGGAGACAAGCTGATCCATCACTTCGAGAACGTGGTCGACGTGAAGCTCTTCACGGTCCCGGAGATCGTCCAGATCATCGAGACGTTCTCTCTGGAGATTCCTGCAGGGACGAAGATGATCCTTCCGAGAGGAGAAGCGAAGGATGTCGTCTATACCAACCTTGAGAGACTCATGACCTTCAAGACTACCAAGAAGAGCCGAGTCATCGCCGAGGAGACCATCGGAGGCTCTGTGAATGAATCATAAAGACAGAAGATGGGAGGCGCGTGTGTGGCTCAGCCGTGCCTGGGAAAAAGATGATGAGCTGAGATCCTACGAGCGCAGGAAAGACGAGATCATCTCGCAGCTCTCCGGGATAGGGAAGTATGATGCGGAATTCATCCCATCCCAGACCGGAGAGAACTCGGTCGAGACCAAGAATATCGAATACAGTCAGCTGTGCTCGAAGATCGAGCAGGTGATCCGTGATATATGTCAAATGAACGCGAGAAGCCTCGAGGTTATTTCCCAGGTCGAGAATGTGAAGACCAGATCGATGCTCTATGACAGATTCATCAACCGGATGACGTGGAACCAGATCGGGAATAAATATCACTACGCAAAGGCTCAGCCTTACCGATATGTCGGGAAAGGACTCGACGAGGCTCGGAGATATATCACAGAAGAAGAGATTAGGGAGGTCTGCTATGTTTGACGCGTTCACTGCTTTTTTCGTAGGACTGGGAGCAGGCCTCGCTCTGGGAATAATCTTCTCGGCTATCTTGGCCGCTGTTAAGTGATGGGAGGTGCGGAATGAAAAAGGATTGGCTTGAAGAGATAAAAGATATTGCACAGGCCGAGGCAGAAGTATTTATTAACGACATGGAAAGCGTTGCTGACAAATATAATGTCGAGCGTGTTTGGTTTATTGAAGAAGTCTTATTGAATGTTAGAAAAATGAAAGGCGGTAGAGAATAATGTGGTGGATTAGAAACGACGATATCAGGAAGGTCCTTCAGCCGATCTTGCGCAGCTGGTACCAGATCGAAGATGAAGAGTTCGAGCACTTGATGTATGAACTTGAACAGAAAGCTGTTCGCGGAGACGTTCGTGGACCGAGTCCTTATCTTTCGCTTTCCTTTGATACAGAAAAGCTGAACGAAATAGTCCAGCGTGAAATTGTCGACAAGATCAAGAACGGCGAGCTGGTCATTCAGGAATTACATGAGCTCGATGACTGTCCTGAGAGCGAATGGATCTTGAAAGAATACAGCAACGGTTTTGGAAAGTTCAAGAGATGGACGTGCAAGCACTGCAAAAGGCCCAGAAGCCAGGTCCCGGTCAAATACTGCGGAGTCTGCGGCTACTTCATGAAGAACCATCGCGAAGTCGAGAATGAGGAAGGCGAACGTGAGGGAGGTGCGGAATGAGTGATCTGGTTAGCCGTAAGGACAACAGACCTAATAATTGTTTTAATTGCGAGCATTGTTGTGCTTTGACTGTTGATTCAGACGGAGATGTTAAAGTAATGTGCAATTTAGGAGCGGGAAATTGTGATAAACAAAGACCACAAGGCGAGTGGGCAAGGCATGATGAGTGGAGAGACGGCGAATATATTGGCGGCTTTTACCACGTTAATTGTCCTTGTGAGGACGGCTATTACTCGAAATGGAGAACTAACTTCTGTCCGAATTGCGGCTTGCCTATGCAGAAAGGCGGTGCAACATGACAGACGAGGAACGTAAAGCAATAGAGGCAGAATGTCTAAAAAATGTTCGTGAAGCACTTAAAACAATTACATGTGGCGATATATACGACAGAAAAGGTTTTCTGAACGAAAAAGGCTATGAAGCATTAGAAGAATTGGAAGGACTTGATTTATTCTGGGCTTGTGATCCGTTGATCAAGTTAGTGAACAAGAAAGGAGATGCGGAATGAAATTGTTAAATGAACTTTTTGAAGTTGTGATAATTCCGTTTGTCGAATTTATGGCAATTCCGCTTGAATTTCTTGCGGAATTGATGAAAGGCGGTGCAACATGATCGGAAAATGGGAGAAGGTCCATTATGGTGATTATCCATTCCTCGCCAAGTGCTCACGCTGCGGCCACGAGATCGATACGCATTACGAAGGTAAATATCCGAACTTCTGTTCGAACTGCGGTCTCCCGATGAATGAGGAAGCTGCTCGGAGGCTCAATAATATTCTTTATTTGTGCGACGGTCAGAATCCCGAATGCAAGAAGACCAACTGCGGAGTCTGCCATCACACGACTGACGTGAATCATGCGGTCAACTTCCAACCAATAGTCAACAATGATTCCGGGCAAAATCTTGGGTATATGGAAATTGAACCTGTCGAAACAACGAGCTCCGAATGGATTCCGATCACGTTCAGACAAACGGACGATGAAGAATATGAAAAAACTCGTGAGGTCTATGATTCCTATTGGGCAGACTTACCGAGGGAAGAATGTAAAGTCTATGACTGCCGGATGCCTGATGACGGCCAGGAAGTCTTGATCACTACGAGCTGGGGAGCGGTATGTGAAGACACATATCACACAGATGATGTCCTGGCCGGCTTTGAAGATCATGATGATCCGGATGACGTGATAGCGTGGATGCCTAAGCCGGAAGCGTATAAGAAGGAGGATGCAAAATGAATTCTATTGAATTCTTTTCGAGAAGATTTGAAACTGAGCTGAAAGGGCCGTTGCAGTTTGGCGATGAAGTTATTGACTCGTTTAACGACAAGGCAATAGTTGTCAGAGAGCCATATAAAGTAGGTTCAGATCAGCATTGGTTCACGTTGCTATATTACGGTCGTCGTCTTGCTTCGTGTCGTGTCGAGGATCTTAAAAAGACCGGGAAAAGTTATGCTAAAGAGCTTAATACAATCTTTGAAGGATTGAAGTGAGGAGGCGCGAAAATGGATAAATATTGCGAAGAACGCAAACACGGTGAAAGGCTGAAACTGATAATCGATATCGAAAAAGATTATTACGAAATGCTTAAATACAATATGCTTAAATACAATGTCGAACACGGTCAAGACTATAAACCATTTGAGATTATAGCAAACGGCATACCTTACGAGAATAAAGGCGATGACGGGATAGACCTCGTAAAGTATCGCGACAGGCTATACCAACTTGCATACGGAAAGGGCATGGTAGATGCTTGGAGGTTTAATGAACATGAACCTAAATGTGAAAACTGTGATTATCGAAAGTTTACGAGGCAGTTCATCAATGGCGTGGTCGATGTGATGACCAAGAACGGGATATCAAGTGTTGAGGAACTTAACAGGAGACTGAAAGGAGAAGAATCATGAAAGCAATAATAATAACGGCGATTATCTGTCTGACACTGGTGATGATCTCATGGATCAATAAGAAGGGAGGAAAAGCATGAAGTTCATAAACATGGCAAGACAGAACGGAAAGACCGCTATGCTGATCAATGCTGCTTACGTGAATAATGTTCCGATCCTGGTACCAAGCGAAAAACGCAAGGAATTTGTGAAGAAACAGGCGGAGTCGATGGGACTGAAGGTGGAAGTTTATTCTTTACATGAATTTATTATACGTCGAATTCACGTCTCTGAGTTCTATATTGACGACGCAGAAGAGGTCATCGAAAAAGCGCTGACAGAAATGCTCGGAGCTCCGGTCAGGGCTTGCACGATGTCCGTTCCATATATCGAGCGAAAGAGAGAGGAGAAAGAAAATGGTCAAGCATGATGTCATTTACGTTCTGAAAAATAAATACACCGACGAGGAGCTGCGCTACTCTGTCAGATCTCTCGTGCAGAACTTCCAGTACAGGAAGCTCGTCTTCGTCGGAGGGTGTCCTGAATACATGACAGCAGACATCGTGATTCCTCATAAACAGGAAGGAGCCTCTAAGTGGAAGAGGTCAATGGGCTCACTCAAGAAGGCGCTGAGTGATGACAGGCTCACAGAAGACGTCTGGCTGTTTAATGATGACTTCTTCGTTATGGACCGTCACAGCGACGATATCAACTACTTCAACGGAACACTCGAGAAGAGGATCATCGATCTGAAGAAGGCGAATCCAAGAGGCTCGACATATATCTCGGCGCTGGATAACCTCCGAGGGAATCTCATGTTCTACGGAAAGGACACGCTCAGCTTCGCTCTCCACATCCCATTCCTGATCAACCGCGCCAAAGCTTTGGCCATCTTTGAGAAGCCTGGCTCGCATATGTTCCGCTCATACTATGGAAACTTTTACGAGATCGAGTGCAGATACATGAAGGACGTCAAGGTCTATGACCAGGAAACCATTCCTGACACTCCATTCATCTCGACGTCAGATGAAGCCTTCAAGACGGGAAAGGTAGGAACATTCCTGCGGAAATACTTCTCGGAGCCTTCGAAGTATGAGAAGGACATGAAAGAGGAGTGCCATGAATAGACCGATGATCAGACTGTGTCCGGTATGTGGCACGGCTCCGAAGGTACAGGTGTGGCAGTTCGAAGGAAAGACTATCGGCGCCAGGATCTTCTGTCCGATTACGGGGTGCGGACTTCCGTACTATGCTGAGGGCGATACGCTCGAGGATGCAGCTAAGAGATGGAACGAGTTCACGGTAGACGATTCTGATCACATGACTGCGTATCTGAGAAGCCTATGGCTGGAAAGGATGAAGAATGAAGAAAACGATATATAAGAATCAGCTCGTCAGCTATATCCGTGCTTTAAGTGGAAAGTCATACAAGGAAGCGAGACAGATCTGCAAGGCTGCGAAATGGAACGAAGAGACTGCTGTGGCTATGGCCTTGAATTTTGACAAGTGCGTAGATGCGATCGCGAGAGTTTCTAATGATTTAACCCGAGCCTTCAACGAGATGGGAGAAACGATCCGGAAGGCGATGATCAGCATGGGACCGGCGCTCCAAACGATAATGGACTCGATGCGACAGGCTGGAGAAAACATGATACAAAATGATACATGATATCGTGATAATCTGTTAATAGAGATTCTAACAAATGGTTTCCGGTTCACACTCTTCGGAGACTCAGCAGCATTTGTTATTATCCTGCCTACTGAAAGCCTGACAGCCAGATGTCGGGCTTTTTATTTGCTTGGAGGTAAAGACATGGCGGTCCGTGAGTTACGAGTCGCAAGATGGACAAAGCTCAGAGAGTACGTCCTGCGCCGAGACAGATATCTTGACCAGGTCGCGCTGAGGTATGGTCAGCGTATCGAAGCGAACACGGTTCATCATATCTTTCCTCGTGAGCTGTTTCCACAGTTCACATATGAAGCATGGAACCTTGTGAGCGTGTCACATCGCACACACAACAGGCTGCACGTCAGAGACTCGCACAAGCTCACGGCAGAGGGCTTCGCACTTCTGGAACGCACTGCGAAGCGACAGGGCATAGAACTTCCCGACGGCGCGAGGGAGTTCCTCACCTGATACCCGCCCGTCTTTTCATTTGAAAGTTTGAGCCCTGGAGGATCGGGCGGAAGGGGAAGGTAAGAGAGCTTAAAGGTTTTGGGGATAATTCCCCCAAAGGAGACGGTATATGACGAGGTTAGGCTGGAAGAAGCTGATCATTCAGAACATGACTGAGGCCGGGACTTATGACAAGGTGTTCGAACCGGTCATAGAGACGCTGGTCGACATCCTGGTCGAACGGGATCGGCTCTACAAACAATACACGAAGGAAGGATCTCATCCGCTCGTGACTGTGGTCTCCGATCGAGGAGCCGAGAACCAAAGGAAGAATCCGCTGCTCTCCAGCTGGCAGGAGATGAACCGCGATGCTCTCCAGTATTGGAGAGACTTAGGCCTGACTCCTGCAGGTCTGAAGAAGATCAATGAAGAAACGCTGAAAGCGAACAAGGCATCTACTCTGGACATGATCCTTTCTAACTTAGAGGCATGATATGAAAGCAAAAAGTTACTACGATCGGGCCGTGAGTTATGCCCGAGCCGTAGTGACGGGCAAACATAAGGCCGGAAACAACAAACGAGAGTGCGCGAGATTCCTGGCGGATCTCACGCGGAAAGAATTCGAGCTCAGACATAAGGATGCAGATTTCGTCTGCGGATTCATCGAACAGTTCTTCGTCCACGAGAAAGGCGAAGCTCTGGACGGGACTCCGCTGCAGGGGAAGCCTCTCCTGCTTCAGGACTGGCAGATCTTCGTCATCTATAACCTTCTCGGATTCTACTACAAAGGAACTAACGAACGCCGATATAAAGAAGCGTTCATCTTCGTCCCAAGAAAGTCAGGAAAGTCGCTCTTCATCGCAGGACTGGCGCTCGCGCTCGGTTTCCTCGAAAGAAGATCAGGCTCGACGATCTACATCACAGCTGCATCACTTCAGCAGTCGAATGAAGCCTTCCAGAAGATAATCTTCTCCATCGATGCCAGGAAGGTCCGTGATGAGTTCCGCATCGTTGACAATGACAAGATGCACATGATGGAGAAGAAGTTCCGCGATCTCAAGGGAGACGTCGCAGGTTCTATCAAGATCCAGGCGATGGCGGCCAACCCGGAGAAACAGGATTCCTTCGGATGTAACATCTGCATCGCGGACGAGCTGCACGCCTACAGGAAGGCAGCTCAGTACAACAGATTCAAGGAGGCCATGAAGGCCTACACGAACAAATTGATGATCGGCATCACGACGGCCGGAGATAACGTGAACTCGTTCTGTTATGGCCGACTTCAGTATGCGGAGAAGGTCCTTGACGGAATAGTCAAGGATGACACGCTGTTCTGCTTCGTCTCGAAGGCGGAAAAGGATGAGAACGGAGATGTCGACTATCTCGATCCGAAACAGCATGAGCTTGCGAATCCGTCCTACGGTGTGACGATCAGACCGGACGACATGATCCACGATGCTCTCGAAGCTCAGAACGATCCTCAGCAGAGGAAGGACTTCCTGAGCAGATCATTGAACATCTACACGACAGCTCAGAAGGCCTACTTCAACCTCGACGAGTTCCAGTGTTCGGATGCTCAGTACAACATGACACTCGAGGAGCTCGCGAAGCTCCCGATCAAATGGTACGGCGGAGCGGACCTCTCGAAGCTCCACGACCTTACAGCCGCAGCTCTGTTCGGGCATTGGAAAAAAGAGAATCTGGATATCATCATCACTCACGGATTCTTCCCGGTCACAGCTGCAG